GACGTGGTACTGCCCGAGGAGGTGCAGGGCATCCGCGCCTTCGGCTCCGAGACCGAGATGGAAGCGATCGTCGGTGTCATGGCCCGCCACCTCGAGACCATGCGCAACAAACACGCGATCACCCTAGAGCACCTGCGCATGGGGGCGCTGAAGGGCCAGATCCTCGATGCCGACGGCAGCACGATCTACGACCTCTACACCGAGTTCGACATTCCGGCGAAGGCTGTGAACTTCGAGCTCGGCAACGCCGGCACCAACGTCAAGGCCAAGTGCACCGAGGTGCTGGGCCACATCGAGGAGAACCTCAAGGGCGAGTTCATGACCGGCGTCCACTGCCTGTGCTCGCCCGAGTTCTTCGAAAAGCTCACCGGCCACGCCAAGGTCGAGAAGGCCTTCGAGAACTGGCAGCAGGGCGTGGTCCTCATCAACGACATGCGCTCGGGCTTCACCTACGGCGGCATCACCTTCGAGGAATACCGGGGCCAGGCCACCGACGCCAACGGCACCTCGCGGCGCTTCATTGCGGCGGGAGAGGCGCATTGCTTCCCGCTCGGCACGGTGGACACCTTCGGCACCTACTTCGCGCCGGCGGACTTCAACGAGACGGTGAACACCCTCGGCCAGCCCCTCTACGCCAAGCAGGAGCCGCGCAAGTTCGACCGCGGCACGGATCTGCACACCCAGAGCAACCCCCTGCCGATGTGCCACCGGCCGGGCGTGCTCGTGAAGCTCACGATGGCGTGATCATGAAGGTCGAAGCGCTCTACGACGCCGCGGCGCGCTCGGGCCTGCTGGTGCCGGCCAAGGTCGGGAGCACGGAGGTCCATGTGGACTTCCGCGCCCCCGACGAGGTGCTGCTGGACGGCCTGGCCGTCGGCCGGCATTACGCCATGACCTATCCGGCGAGCCGGCTGCCGGGCTTGGCCGAGGGCGATGTCGTGGAGATCGCCGGCCAGTCCTACCGCGTGCGCGAGATCACCGCCGTCGGCGACGGCTCCGAGCACCGCGCCACCCTCACCCGCCTGTAGGAATCACCATGCCCAACTCGATCCGCGAGCAGATCCTGCAAGCGGTGAAGGGGACGCTCGCACCCGTCGCCGCCGCGCAGGGGGCCCGGCTGCTGCGCTCGCCCACCACCGCCGTCACGCGCGAGGCCTCGCCCGCGCTGCTGGTCTTCCCCGAGTCCGACACCATCGTCGAGCGGCCCAACGACCGGGTCGAGCGCCAGCTCATCGTGCGGCTCGTGGCACTGGCCCGCGAGGCCGGCGCCATGCCGCCCGAGGCGCTGGCCGACCAGCTCCTGGTCGCCGCCCATGCGGCGCTCTTCAGTAACGCCAACTTCAACGGCCTCGCGCTGGGCCTGAAGGAGCTCGACTGCGAGTGGGACGTGGAGGACGCCGATGCCACGGCGGCCGCCGTGCCCGCCCGCTACCAGATCACCTATCGCACCCGTTTCCACGACCTCGCCAGCCAAGGATGAACCAATGACCCAGGTTGAACTGCTGAAACCCCACACCCACGTCGGCGCCAAGCTTGCGCCCGGCGCGGTGATTGAGCTCGACGACGATCTCGCGCGCTGGCTTACCGACATCGGCACCGCGCGCCCGGCCGTATCGGCGCCCGCCGCAAAGACCGCCACCAAATCTGAGGAGAAATCCCAATGAGTTTCTACGCTTCCTTCCAGGGCCGAGTCTATCTCGGCAAACGCGATGCCAACGGCAACCCCATCGAGCTGCGCACCCCCGGCAACGTGGCCGAGTTGAAGCTTGCGCTCAAGACCGACGTGATCGAGCACTACGAGTCCCAGTCGGGCGCCCGCTCCCTCGATCACCGCATGATCAAGCAGAAGAGCGCGACGGTGACCCTCACCATCGAGGAATTCACCAAGGAGAACCTGGCACTCGCCCTCTACGGCAACTTCACGACCGGCAGCACCGGCACCGTGACCGACGAGCCGCTCCCCGCCGGCATGGTGGTGGGCGACCGCTACGCTCTGGCCCATCCCAAGGTCTCGGCCCTGATCGTGAAGGACAGCGCCAGCGCGACGCTCACGCTCGGCACCCACTACACGGCCGACACCGACTTCGGTGCGATCCAGCTCCTCAACCTCGCGAGCTTCACCCAGCCGTTCAAGGCGAGCTACAGCTACGGCGCGGTGACCGAGATCGGCATCTTCACCCAGCCGCTGCCTGAGCGTTTCCTGCGCCTCGAAGGCCTCAATACCGCCCAGGACAACGCCAAGACCCTGGTCGAGCTCTACCGCATCGCCTTCGATCCGCTCAAGGAGATCTCCTTTATCTCGAACGAGTACAACAAGTTCGAGCTGGAGGGCTCGCTCCTGGCGGACGCCACCAAGCCCGTCGATGCGGCGCTGGGCCAGTTCGGCCGTATCGTCCAGATCTGATGGACGCCCCGCGCACCCTGCCGGCGGAGTTCGCTGCGCTGCCGCCGACCCCCACCCACGTGGAGGTCGGCGGCGAGCGCCTCGAACTCACGCCCATCCGCGTCGGCGAGCTGCCGGCCTTCGTGCGGGCGATCCGCCCCTTCGCCGAGCAACTGGTGGAGGCGGCCGACTGGCTCGGGCTCTTTGCCGAGCACGGCGAGGCGCTGCTCGACGCGCTCGCCATCGCCAGCCGACGCCCGCGGTCCTGGGTCGAACCGCTCGCCCTGGACGAGGCGATCCGGCTGGCCGACGCCCTGCTGGAGGCCAATGCCGATTTTTTTATCCGGCGCGTGAGCCCGGAGGTCGGGCGGGTGGCGCATCGGCTCGCGGCCCGGGCGGCTGGGCCCGCGCCGTCACCCGGCTCCTGCGCGCCGGCCACCGCTACCCCGACGTCCTGACCTACACCCTCGCGCAAGTGGAGGACTTCCTCGCGGCCGCCGCGCAGGAGGAGCGGCGGCGCCTAGCCGACCTGCTGCTCATTGTCGCCATCGGCGGCCAGGGCGAGCGGGAGGCCATCACCCGCCTGCAACGCTCCCTCGACCATGAAGATTAGCCTCGCGACCGAAGGCCTCTTCGATCCGCGCCGGTTCAACGCCTGGACCGCCCAGCGCCAGCGTGCCATCCACGCGGCGGTCGCCCGCGGCTTTCGCGAGTCCGGCCGCGAGGTGGCCGGCCAGGCGCGAAGCCAGATGCAGGCCGCGCTGCAGGTGAAGCGGCCCGGGTTCCTGAAGTCGATGCGGGCGACGGTGCTCGACCGGCGCCGGGATCGCCTGCCAGCGCTCAGGATCGGCAGCCGCATCCCCTGGCTCGGCATCCACGAGCGGGGCGGTGCGGTGGCGGGCAACCTGCTGATTCCGCTGCTGCCGGCCCGCATCGGCCCGAAGCGCTTCAAGGCGGTGGTGGACGGGCTCATGCGCGCGGGCAACGCGTTCTTCAAGGAGGTGGACGGCAAGGTCCTGCTCTTCGCCGAGAACATCCGCGACAACAGCCGGGAGCTCGCCCGCTTCAAGCGCGCCGAGCGCGGCCGCAGCGGGGCCAAGCGCCTGCAGCGCGGCCAGGAGATCCCCATCGCCGTGCTGGTGAAGCGCGTGTCGCTGCGCAAACGCCTCGACCTCGAGGGCACCGTGCGCCGCAACCTCCCGCGCATCGCCGCCGCGATCCAGCGCGAACTAAACCGAAGCTGAACCATGAACAACCGCGCCCAGATCCTCGTCACCGCCGTCGACCAGACCCGCTCGGCCTTCGAGTCGATCAAGGGGAACCTGCGCACGCTCACCGACCACGCCCGGTCGGTGAACGGCCTCTTCGCCAACCTCGGGGTGGCGCTCACCGGTGCGGGTTTCGCCGCCTTCGTGAAGGGCAGCATCGACGCCGCCGACGAGCTGGACGAGCTCTCGCAGAAGGCCGGCATCAGCGTCGAGGCGCTCTCCACCTTGAAGCACGCCGCCGAGCACGAAGGGGTCGGCAGCGAGGCCTTCGCCACCTCGCTCAAGAAGCTCTCCACCGCGATGTTCGAGGCGGCGGCGGGATCCGAGGAGAACCAGCGTCTCTTCGCCGCGCTGGGCATCCAGTACCGCGACACGTTCGGGGCCCTGCGCGCCACGGACCAGGTGCTGCTGGAGCTGGCGACCCGTTTCAAGGGAATGCCCGACGGTCCGGAGAAGTCGGCGCTGGCGGTGAAGCTCTTCGGCAAGGCCGGCACCGATCTCATCCCTTTCCTCAACCGCGGCGCGGACGGCATCCAGGAATTGACGGTCCAGTTTCGCGAGCTGGGCGGCGAGATCTCGGGCGAGACGGCGGCGCGGGCAGCCGAGTTCAACGACGACCTGAATCTCCTGCGCGCCGCTTTCCAGGGCGTGGCCAACCGCATCGCGGCGAGCGTGCTGCCGGCGCTCTCGGATCTCGCCCAGGGCATGGTGGAGTCGGCCAAAAACGGCGGCACACTGCGCGCGATCCTCGACGGCGTGGTCTTCGCGCTGAAGATCCTCGCCCTCGGCGTGGCCGTCACCGCCAACGGCTTTATCGCGCTTGGGGAAGCCATGGGCGCGGGGCTCGCCGCCGGCGTGGCGGCGCTCAAGGGTAACGTCGGGCAGGCGAAGACGATCCTCGCCGAGCTGGAGGCGAGCTTCGCCGCCCGGCGCGACCGGGTGCTCCAGTTCCACGAGAGCCTGTTCAATCCCGAACCGGTCGAGGCGAAGCAACCCACGGTGAAGCCGGAGGCCGACGCCGTCGCCGGGCGGCTCGCCAAGTCCGTCGGCGCCAAGGACACCAGCGGCGCCCGGCTCGCGCTCATCAAGGCGGAAGCGGAGGCCGAGTTCCGGCTCATCAAGGACAGCCTGAAACGCGCCCAGGAGGCCTACGACCGGGCGCTGGAAGACAACCTCGTCTCGATCCGCGGCTTCTACGCCGCCTGGACGCAGATCGCCCAGGCCGCCATCGATGCCGAGATCGCCGCCAAGCGGCAGGAGCTTGCCGAGCAGTCGAAGCTCGCCACCACCGGCAAAGATGAGAGCACCCGGCTGCGCGCCAAGGCCGAAGTGAAGAAGCTCGAGTCGGAGCTCATCGTGCTCAACCGCGAGCGTGCCGACGTGGAGATCGAGAACGCCCGCAAGGCCGCCAAGGCCGAGGCCGATCTCGCCAAGGAACTCGCCGGCGTGCGCCAGCGCCTCTCAGAGATCCGGGGCGGCGCCGGCGGCGAGGTGACGCGCGAGAAGCTCGCCCGCGAGTACCAGCCGCTGCTGGACAAGCTCAACGCCGCGGGCGACGAGACGGGCCAGGCGGACGTCATGCGCCTCATCGACGTCGAGGCCGACCTCGCCGAGCTCGCGCGCCTGGAAGCGCAGTTCAACACGACGATGGAGCGCATGCGCATCGCCGAGGCCGAGCTCAAGGTGCAGCGTGATGCCGGCATGCACACCGAATCGCAGATGCGCCAGCAGGTGCTGGTGCTCCATCAGCAGACCGCGCAGGAGGTGGACGGCCTCATCCCCCGCATGGAGGCGCTCTCGCGGGCCACCGGTTCGGAGGAGGCGGTCAATCGCGTGGCGCGCATGCGGGTGGAGGTGCGCGGGCTCGTCACCGAGACGGACGACGTGGCCCGACGTATCGACGGGGCGGTCGAGGACGGGTTCGTGCAGATGTTCGAGTCCATCGGGTCGGGCGCGAAATCCGCCAAGGAGGCCTTCGCCGATTTCGCTCGGGGCGTGCTCTCGGCCATCCAGAAGATCGCCGCGCAGAAGCTTGCCGAGAGCATCTTCGGCAGTCTGGGCAAAGGCTCGGGCGGGGCGAGCCTCGGCGGCTTCATCGCCTCGCTCTTCGGCGGGCAGGGCTTTGCCGCTGGGGGCCTCGTCACCGGGCCCGGCACCGCGACCTCCGACTCGATCCCGGCGCGCCTGTCGGCCGGCGAGTACGTGGTCAGGGCCGCCGCCGTGCGCACGGTCGGCGTGTCGTTCCTGGATGCCCTGAACGGTATCAGCCGCGGGCCGCGCCTTGCCGGCGGGCGGCTCGCCTTCGCCGAGGGCGGCCTGGTCGAGAGCCTCAAGCCGTCCGCCCCGGCCGGCGGCGCGAATTCGAGTGTGCGCATCGTGAACGTCATCGACCCGTCGCTGGCCCAGGACTACCTCAACTCCTCGGCCGGCGAGCGGACCATCCTCAACATCCTCGCCCGCAACAGCGGTGCGGTGAAACAGGTGCTGGCGTAATGGCCTACGAGACGGGAACCGCCTCCAACTACCGGGATCTCCTGACACGCTTCCGGGCCTTCGTCACCGGCAACCCGACGCTCGTCGCCGCCGGCCAGGCCTGGCAGGAGCTGCGCTGGGTCGAGCAGGCGGCGACGCAGGAGCTGATCCTGAAAGCGACCGGGCTCTCCGGCAACGACGAGATCTACTGCGGGCTCTACTCCAGCGAGAACCCGACCTACGACCTCTATCAGTGGAAGCTCCTGGGCTACACCGGGCATCTCTCCGGGGCGAGCTTCAGCGGGCAGCCGGGGGTGAGCTCGGACCACTACCTGTCGCTGTGGAACAGCCCGATGACCTACTGGCTGGTGGCCAACGGCCGGCGGGCGATCCTGGCGGTGAAGGTGAGCACGCGCTACATGCTCATGCACCTGGGCTTTCTCATGCCCTACGCCACGCCCACCCAGTTTCCGTACCCGTTCTTCATCTCCGGCACGGACAACTACTACTACGGCGGGCGGCGCTGGTCGGACGTGTCCACCCAGTGGAACTACCAGATGCGCGGCATCGCCGGCAACTGGGCCACGCCCTCCCGCTACCCCTCGGGCCACACCTACAAGTACTCGCCGGGCAACGTCTATCCGCTCACCACCTTCGTGATCTACGACGGCAACGCGATCTACGGCGAGATCGAGGGCCTGTACCACGTCTCCGGTTTCGGCAACGCCTCGGAGAACCTCATCACCGTCGACGGCGTGGACCACCTGGTACTGCAGGACGTGGCCTCGACGGGCATCGGCAACTACGTGGCGCTGCGCCTGGAGTAACCGCATGGCCTATGCAACCGGGGTGGCCAGCACCTCGAACCAACTCATCGACGCCATCTACACCTTCGCCCAGGCACAGGGCTGGACAGCGAACGGCTACGCGCCGGACGGTGCCGGCTACCGTCTGCATCTCAACAAGGGCGACGTCTGGGCGAACTTCTCGACCAACTACTACCCGACGAGCTACGCCCTCGCCCTCGAAGGCTCGACGGGCTACAACGGGGCGAGTGCCTGGGACAGCCAGCCCAACTCGATCAGCTACCCGCTCTCCTGTCCGAAGAACGTGGGCTCCCAGAGTGCCTCGCTCTTCCCCTGCACCTGGCACCTGTTCGCCCAGACCAACCCGGATCTCCTCGCGGGCGTGTTCGTCTCGCCCGCCCAGGCCAACACCCATTTCGCCATCGGCCAGATCATCAAGACCGGCGTCTTCAACACCGGTGCGTTCTACGCCGGCCACCAGTTCTGGGCGCAGTACGGCGGCACCTACTACTCCCACACCCTGGCCCTGCGGGCCGAGGTGGACACCTACCAGTGGCTGGGCTACGGCGGGAGCGTGGGGCTGTGGCGCGACGGGCCGAACGAGGTGACGAACCAGTTCAACGGGCTGGCGCCGCTGATGCCGATCCGGGTGATGTACCAGCCTTCGAGCTACGGGATCCTGCTCGGCTTCCTGCCGCACCTGCGCACTGTGCACATGCAGAACTTCAACAACGGCGACGTCTTCACCATCGGCGCCGACGAGTGGATGGTGTTCTTCCGCAACGACCGGCAGGCGGGCGGCATCGGCATCGCGATCCGGAAGTGAGCGATGGCCATCTTCACCGGGGCGGGCGACATCCCCGCCTTCTTCGTGGCGGGCCACTACACGGTCTCGCACAACCTGTTCGAGATCAGTCTCGCCCGTGTCGTCCCCATCGCGGGGTTCGACGGCGCCGGCAGCCGGACCTTCACCTTGCCGGAGGTGCTGCCGCGGGCCGGCTTCGCGGGGGCGGCCGACAAGACCTTCCGCGAGGACTGGTACGACCGCATCCACCTGCTGCCCGCGGCCATCAACTTCGGCAACATCGTGAGCCCGGTGAGCCGCAGCATCGAGGTGTGGAACGCCTTCTTCGCGCCCGTGACGCTGACGGCCGTCGAGGCCAGCGGGGCGGACGGGCTCGCGCTCGCCGGGCAGACGGCGCCGCCGCTCGCCTACGGGGCGCTGAAGTCGCGCGTCTATACGGTCGCGGCCGGCACGCAGGGCAGCCCCATCCTCGCCGCGAGCTACGTCTTCCGGTTCAGCAACGGGGCGAGCTCGAAGCTCACCGTCACGGGCCGGCGCGTGGTGGTGTTCGGCTTCGCCCCCAACTGGGCGGGCGGCATCACCGAGCGGCTGGAGTGGCTCACCGACGTGCTGGAGTCCCACGACGGCACCGAGCAGCGGGTCAGGCTGCGCGCCATCCCGCGCCGCAGCTTCGAGTACCAGCTCGATCTGGCGGGCCACGACGTGCGCGTGATGGAGACGCTGCTGCACGCCTGGGCGGCGCGGGTCTTCGCCGTGCCGGTGTGGACCGACCGCACGGTGCTCACGGCGCCGGTCTCGCTCGGGGCTACCGTGGTAACCGTGACGGATGCGGCCAACGCCGACTACCACGCCGGCGGCCTGGTCGCCTTCTGGTCGGACAACCAGCACCACGAGGTGGGCGAGATCCTGTCGCTGGCCGGCAATGCGCTCACGCTCAAGCAGCCGCTCTCGCGCGGCTGGCCGGCGGGGACGAAGGTGTATCCGGCGCGCTTCGCCCGCATCGACGGCGACGCGGTGGTCGCCCGGCCCACGGACGCGCTGGCCGCCTCGCGCATCCGTTTCGTGGTCGAGGACGCCAACGCGGTGACGGCGGTGGACTCGGCCACCCAGTACCAGGGCTACCGGGTGCTGGAGTGGAGCCCGAACCGCATCGAGGACATCACCGACACCTGGCGCCGGAAGCTCGAGAAGCTCGACTTCGCCACGGGCCTCGTCACCTACGACGATCTCACCGGCCAGCCGGTGGTGCTGAAGAAGCTGCTCTTCTTCTTCCGCACCCGCGCGGCGATCACGGCCTTCCGCGCCTGGCTGCATGCCCGCCTGGGACGGGCCGTGCCGTTCTGGCTCGCTTCCGGCCAGTCCGATGCCCAGGTCACCCGCATGATCAACGCCGCCGACGGACACATCACCGTGAAGAACATGGGCTACGCCCGCTACATCGCGAGCCCGACGCTGCGCCGCGACCTCGTCATCCGCACCACCGGCGGCCAGGTCTATCGCCGACGCATCACCGGGGCCACCGAGATCTCGGAGGACGAGGAGCTGCTGACGCTGGATTCCACCCTGGGCGTCACGATCCAGGTGCAGAAGGTGGCGATGGTGTCCTTCCTCGACCTCGTGCGCCTGGAGGCCGACGCCCAGGAACTCTACTGGGAGACGGACGGGATCGTGCGGGCGGCGCTCGACGTGCGCACGGTGAAGGGATGATCGGATGACCTACACGACCTACGAGCAGTCCGTCGCCGACGGCAACCCGGTCGAGCTCTACCGCTTCGCCCAGGGCATCAGCCGCTGGCTCTACGCCTCGGGCCAGGCGCCGGTGGACTACCTCTCGGAGACCTACCAGCCGCTGACGCTTGCCCGCGGGGCTATCGAGCAGGCCAACGAGATCCACCGGAACGGCATCGAGATCACCCTGCCGCGCGACTGCCCGGTGGCAGCGCTCTTCATCGCCGCCCCGCCCGAGGGGATCGTCAGCGTCACGATCTACCGCAAGCATCTGCCCGACACCGAGTTCATCACCTACTGGAAGGGGCGGGTGACGGCGGCGCGGTTCTCGGGGTCGGTGGTGCAGCTGAAATGCGAGCCCATCGCCACGTCCTTGAAGCGCGTGGGGCTGCGCGCCCGCTACCAGCTGCTATGCCGGCACGTGCTCTACTCGGCGAGCTGCGGCGCGCTGCGCGAGAGCTACCGGGTGGATGGGACGGTAGCGAGCGTGAGCGGCACGCAGCTCACCGTGGCGGCGGCCGCGGGGCAGGCCAACGGCTACTTCGTCGCCGGGATGCTCTCGTCCGCGGCGGGCCTGCGCATGATCACGGCGCACAGCGGATCGAGCCTGACGCTCGCCGCACCGCTCATCGGCCTCAAGGTCGGCGATGCGGTCTCGCTCTTCGCCGGCTGCGACCACACGACCACGCAGTGCGCCGGCCGCTTCAACAACCTCGACAACTTCGGCGGCTTTCCCTTCATCCCGGTGAAGAACCCCTTCGCCGGGGACGCCATCGTTTGAACACACAAAACCATGTGGCAGCAGATCCTCATCTGGGTCATCACGACCGTCCTCTCGGCGCTGCTGGCGCCCCGGCCCAAGGCGCCGGAGAACGCCCAGCCCGGGCAGATCGGCGACAAGGACGTGCCCATCGCCTCGATGGATGCGCCGATCCCGGTGCTCTTCGGCACCCGGCTGCTCTCCGGGCCCAACGTGGTCTGGTACGGCGACGTCCAGGTCCGGGCGATCCGCAAGAAGTCGGGAGGGAAGAAGTGAGCACCATCGTAACGGTCGAGCATGCCCGCGAGCTCGGCTACTGCGCCAAGGGCATCCGCCGCTGGTTCGAGGGCCGCGACAAGACCTGGGTGGAATTCGTCGAGCACGGCATCGACACCGAGTGGCTGCGCGCCACCGGCGATGCCATGGCGATCCGGCTCGCCGACTTCGCCGAGTTCGGCATCCGACCGGGGAGTGAAGGATGAGCGGGGGCGGCGGCAAGGGCGAGCAGGAGTACACCGTCGGCTACTGGTACGGGCTCGGCGCGCATCTGGCGCTCTGCCACGGCCCGGTGGACGCCGTTACCGAGATCCGGGTGGGCGAGCGGGTGGCCTGGTCGGGCAACGTCACGGCAAGCCAGACGATCTCCATCGACAACCCCAACCTCTTCGGCGGCGAGGAGCGCGAGGGCGGCGTGCAGGGGGCGGTGGACATCCTGATGGGCGAAGCCGGTCAGGCGAAGAACGCCTATCTGCAGGGCCTGCTCGGCACGGCCATCCCCGCCTTCAGAGGCGTCTTCTCGCTGGTACTCAAGCGCGTCTGGGTGGCGGCGATGAACCCCTACATCAAGCCGTGGTCCGTGCGCGCCAAGCGCATCCCGCGCCAGTGGAATGCGAGCTATGCCGAGATCAACGGCGATGCCAACCCGGCCCACATCATCCGCGAGTGCCTCACCAACCGCGACTGGGGCATGGGCTACCCGGACACCGACATCGACGACGCGAGCTTCTCCACGGCCGCCTACACGCTCTATTACGAGGGCTTCGGGCTGTCGCTCCTGTGGAACCAGGAGGAGACCATCGAGGCCTTCGTGCTGTCGATCCTCAAGCACGTGGACGGCGTGCTCTACGTCCATCCGCGCACCGGGCTCTTCACCCTGAGGCTCGCCCGGGCGGACTACACGCTCGCGAGCCAGCCGCTCTTCGACCCCTCCAACATCCTGCGCCTGGAGGAGTTCTCGCGCCCGTCCTGGGGCGAGGTCACCAACCAGGTGACGGTGATCTACCGCGACGGCAGCACCGACAAGGACACCTCGGTCACCGTGCAGGACCTCGCCGGCGTGCAGATGACCGGCAGCGTGGTGGCCACCAGCGTGAACTTCCCCGGCATCGCCAAGGCCGATCTTGCCAACCGCGTGGCGATGCGGGAGCTGAAGCAGCTCTCGGCGGGGCTCGCCAAGGGCGTGTTCATCGCCAACCGGAAGGCCTCGCTCCTCAACATCGGCGACGTGATCCGCTTCTCCTGGCCACCCTACGGCATCACCGAAATGGCCATGCGGGTGGCGCGGCTCTCCTACGGCGAGCTCGCCGACGGCGCGGTCCGGGTGGAGTGCGTGCAGGATGTGTTCGGCCTGCCGCAGTCGGTGTATTCGGCGCCGCCGCCGACCGGCTGGACGGAGCCCGTGAGCGCGCCGCGGGCCTGCCCCTACCAGACGCTCTACGAGGCGCCGTACTGGTCGGTGATCAAGGACTTCACCGGCGAGTCGCAGAGCCTGCTCTCCGACATCGGCGAGCTCGACGGGCTGGTGGCGGCCTGCGGCGCGCGCTCCAACTCGGATGCCTACGGCTTCAAGGCCCGCGCCTACAACGCGGGCACTTTCCAGACCAAGGGCTTCGGCATCTTCACGCCGACGGCGGTACTGACCGCCGCGCTGCCCCAGTCGGCCACCAACGGCACGGTGAGCGTCACCGGCGGCATCGACTTGGAGGACGTGGAGGCCAACACTCTGGCGGTGGTGGACGGCGAGTGGGTCGAGGTGACGGCGGTCAATCTCGTCGCCCAGACCGTGACCCTGGAGCGGGGCATGCTGGATACGGTGCCGGCGGCCCACGCCGTCGGCGCCCGCCTGTGGTTCGTCGAGGGGCGGCGCATCTACCTCACGCCCGAGTATGTCCAGGGCGAGAACGCCCGGGTGAAGCTGCTGCCCCGCACCTCCAAGGGCACGCTCGCGGAGTCGGCGGCCACCGAGCTCAACCTCACGCTGGCCAAGCGCTTCATCCGCCCCTACTGCCCGGGCAACGTGCTCGTGAAGGGGCTGCGCTATCCCACGGTGATCACCGGCGAGCTGTCCTTCTCCTGGTCGACCCGTAACCGCCAGAGCCAGACCGCCTACCTGGTGCTGCAGACCGAGGGCTCGATCACGCCAGAGGCGGGGCAGACCACGACGGTGCGCCTCTACAACGAGAACAACTCTCTCGTGAAAACCCTGACCGGGCTCACCGCCACCAGCTACACCTGGACGCTCGCCCAGGAGGCCGCCGACTCGGGGCTCGGGCGCATCAACGGCCGCATCTGCATCGAGATCGAGGCCGAGCGGGGCGGGCACGTGTCCTGGCAGAAGCAGGTGATCGAATTCGAGCGGGCCGGCTACGGCCTGCGCTACGGCAACTACTACGGAGGCATCTGATGGCAGCAACCGACCCCAATCTCGGACTGACCTACGGCTGGACGCTGGGCGAGTCCAACTGGAAGGACGGCATGGACGTCAACCTGAAGAAGCTCGGGGCGGTGGTGGGCCTCTCGGTCAAGGACCGGGATCTCGCCACGCCGCCGGCGAGCCCCGCCGACGGCGACCGCTACATCGTCCCGGCCGCCGCCACCGGCGCCTGGTCGGGGCGCACCAACCAGATCGCCGTGCGCATCGGCGGTGCCTGGGAGTTCCACGTGCCGAAGGTCGGGTGGCTCTGCTTCATCGAGGACGAGGCGGTGCTGTCGGCCTACAAGGTGGCCGGCTGGAGCTCCGGCATCGCGATCTGACCCGTACCCAGTTCCCAACCCTGGAGACCCGCCGCTCGGCGGGTTTCTGCTTTCTGGAGGAAAAGAAATGAACACGCCAAGCGTGCATGACGGCATGGTCTCCATGCCGCGCGATGAATTCGAGGAACTGCTGGAGCGCGCCGCCGAACGCGGTGCCCGGCACGCCCTGTCCGACGTCGGGCTCGATGGCCCGGAGGCCGCCCGCGACATTCAGGAATTGCGCGGCCTGCTGGACACCTTCAACGAGGCCAAGAAGACCGCCGGCCTGACGATCATCAAGATGCTCGTGACGGGCATGGTCATGGCGTTGCTGGCGGGTGCCTTCGTGAAGTTCAAGCTCTTCGGGGGCGGGCAATGATCGAGACCTTGCTCGGCGGCCTCCTCGGCGGCGCCTTCCGGCTCGCTCCCGAGATCCTGAAATGGCTCGACCGCAACGGCGAGCGGGCGCACGAGCTCGCGATGCAAGACAAGGCACTGGAGTTCGAGAAGCTCCGCGGGGCAACCCGCATGGCCGAGATCGGCGCGAGTGCGGACGCGGCCTGGAACACCGGCGCCATCGAGGCGTTGCGCGCTGCCGTGCGTACCCAGGGTGAGAAGACCGGCGCGCGCTGGGCCGATGCACTATCAAGCAGCGTGCGGCCCGTGATCACCTACTGGTTCATGGCGCTGTACTGCGCGGCCAAGACGGCGGTGTTCGCGGCGGCCGTGACCGCGGGCGCTGGCTGGGGCACGGCGATTCTGCACGCTTGGACGGAGGCCGACCAGGCGCTGTGGGCTGGGGTGCTGAACTTCTGGTTCCTCGGGCGCGTGTTTGACCGGGCCCGACCGTGATCGCGGTACCGCAGGCGGCGATCGACTTGGCCAAGCGCTTCGAGGGCTTCCATCGGGTACCGAAGAACGATCCTGGCCGCGCGCATCCGTACATCTGCCCGGCCGGCTACTGGACCATCGGGTACGGGCATCTCTGCGACCCGACGCACCCGCCGATCACCGAAGCCGAAGCAGAGGCCTACCTGGCGCGCGACCTGACAACCGCCGTTATTGCCACACTGCGCTGCTGCCCGGTGCTGGCTACTGTACCGGAAGGTAGGCTTGTGGCCATCGTCGACTTCACATTCAACCTCGGCGCGGGGCGGCTGCGGAGATCGACTCTCCGGAGACGAATCAACCAGCGCGACTGGTCCAGCGCAGTCGAGGAGCTGCGGCGGTGGGTGTATGGCGCCGGGAAGGTGCTACCGGGACTGGTGGCCCGCCGCGAAGCAGAAGTCCTTCTGCTGGTGCCCGGCTGA